ACGCTGACAACTTGTTTGGTCATTTCTGTGGTTTCGTTAGTTACCCCAAAATTTTGAAACAATACTCTAAATCTATATTTGAGTTTGGGCATCAACAGGCCCTGTGCGCTCGCGGATTGATCGCTTGCTAACGGTACTGTCATTCTGTTTAGTGATGCGCTTGCCATTTGTTATCTCCTATATGTTTATTTACCTGAAACGGAGGCCGAAAAATCAGCCCCCAGTTTCATTATTGTCCGGCAGCAATTGCCCCAGTGTTCTTGATACGCAATGGAATATAGATGAATTCCACTGCTTTTACTGGCTCAATAGCAACGTCTACCCACAATTCATTGCGGTCAATACGTGCAGGAGTGTTGTTGCTCAAGTCACAAACCACAAGGTAATCATACAAGGCACGTTTGGCAACCAAGTCAATCATCAGGCTGTTGACACTGTTGGTAATTTGATTGCGTGTGATTGTGTCGTTGGGTTCGAACAAGTACAGTTTACCAATCTCTTCCAAGCGTCCACGCAAGAAACATACCAATCGTGCAACGTTGATACGATCCAAGGCGGTAGTTGTTGTGGTCGAAGTTTTGTTACCAAAATTGGTGATACCAATTCCAGGAATAAATGTAATTGGATTGATATTACGTTCATACAAGATATCTCGTACTGACTGGCTCACACCAATCTGTGTAAACTCACCAGTCAAGGCGTTGATATAACCAATTGCAGTAGCATTGTCAACAACACCACGACGTGTACCAGCAGGTGCTAGCCATGGATAACTTGCGGCATCACTGCGCAAGATTGTACGAACCATCATGTGACTTGGAGGTTGTACAACTGTGTTACCACCAAGGTCACTAGTCTGACAACTTGGATAGAACACACCGCAATAGTTGCTGGTCAAGATGTTGCCATCACCGTTGGGTTGTCCTAACCCATTGTTGTTAGTAGCAAATGCTGTTAAACTGTTGCCATCTGGGCCCAGGCGCATTGGTGTATCACCCACAACAAACAATGTGTTATTGCGCTCATTACTGAGTGCAATCATGTTCGGTGTCAACTCTGGGTAAGCAGGCGTAGCAACAATGTTGTATTGTGTCTGCTCTTCACGTGCTGTGACACTAGTGTCAATACCACTCTTGAGTGCTTGCACAATGATTTGACGTTGTGCCAGGCGACCTGACCACATTGAACCATTGTCTTTGTTGCCACTGGCTGTGAGCCATGTGTTGAGGTTGATTAGATCCCAGTATGCGCCGTTGCTTGGTGCAGTACCAGCCGAGGTTGCAACGGTACAAACATAGATGCCAGATGTACCACCTGCAGGAGTGTAACTCACAAAATCATTCACAGCATAAGCAGTGCTTGCCGAGTACGCATCGATTGCATAGTCAGTGGCTGTGGTTGTAAAGTAATCCATTTGGAAACTCTTGACATTGTAGCCCGAACGACGTGTGTTAAACAACAGCGTACCTTGTGGATACAGTGCTGGATTAGGAGCATCTGGATCAAGATAATCGCTAGTTAACAAACTCACAATGCTTGGTAATGCATCTGCTACTGGGTCTGTTGTGCCGTTTGTGCTCCAACGTGCATCGGCAAACAAGATACCGTTTTGTGTGGTTTGATCGGTGGTGTCGATTTCTACCCATTGTGCTACTCCGCTGACTGCTTGCCAACGATACAGTTTGGGATAGTTTTCCAAGTCACTAGTATCAATCCACAAATCACCGTATACCAATGGACTCAGTGATGTGTCAGTTTGTGTTGTTGGTGCTGTGGCACTGATAATAGGACCAGTAGCATTACAATTTGTTAGGTTATAACCACGAACATCGTTGGTGACGTTCTGATAACCTTGCCAAGAGCCATCATCTTGGATCATGATATCAGCCGCATCAACTGCACTGTAATACCACAAACGACCATCTGCAGGATCTTGATCTGGTGCAGTTGAACTTGGGGTGTATGTAAACAATGGACTGGTAACAAAATTACTCAATCTTAGGTAATTTGCATCAGTTGGTTGGGTTGTCACTTGATCTGGTGAACCCACAACAAATCCAGCAGTGGTAACCGTGTTAGGACCAGTGTTAGTACCGTTTGGATTATTTTTCAAGAATATTGTTCCGCCAGCACTGTGAGTAAACACAATATTACCTGCTGAGTTAACACTTGCCGTCACATATGGAACGTTGGCAGCCGATACTGCCTGGATAAAGTTACTCACAGTACCAGTACCGCCAATTGTGACTGTTTTAATGATATTAGTAGTTGTACCTGGCTGTGTGGCATTCAATAGAAATTGGTCGCCAACAGTAAACAAAGAATCTCCGTTTGCGCCCGGTGTAGTAGTACCAGTTATCACTGTGGCGCCAAATGCATAGCGTTCATAAACTGTAAATGCCGCTGTTGGAATAGTGGTAGTGTATTGATATTGATCCCAACCAACATAAGTTGTGCCGGCTGGAATATTTTTGCCGCCGCCTGTGGGGTCAAGACTATAAAGTGCGGCGTTGTCGCCTGTGTAGGCCGGGCAAGATTGTGCTATCCAGGTGCCCAAAGCGGAACTGTATTGTTTAACAACTACATTTAATCCGTTGTTGGCTGGGCTCATGTTGTGCCATACAGAACCAGTGGGTCTTGCCAACAATGGGTCTTGTCCTGAGATCCACTTGGGTTGCTCGTAACTGTAACTTGGCAAATATTGTGGAGCAGGGTATTGACTTAGTGCAATTCCCAACGTGGTCAACAAGGCCTGAGTGTTGGTGCCGCCACCCGGTGGTAGACTAATTTCAATATAACCGTCACCATCCAATGATGACCCGTCGTTTGCGGCGGCGCTGGTGGCATAGATATAAAGTTGATTATTTACTGCGGCAGCAGAAACCCCTGTGATACCTCGCTGGCTGATCACTGTGGCCAAGCCGGCCACCGTGTTTGTTGCACCAAGTGTGACTGTGGCTCCATTGATATTAAAATTATCACCTGCAGTACCTATAGGCCCCGACACAGAGTTTGTTCCTGCCACTGTTGGGTACGAAACTTTCCATGCGTTGCTACCCAGCTGAACCCAGGCGTTGCTAGAGTTTTTGTAATAAGCAAAAAGGTATTCATCAATTGCTACCACTGCATAATCACCAATGGCACCAACTGTGGTCAGTGGGGTATAATAAGCAATAGGGGATCCAACGCCCACCACTTCAGTCACATCTGTGATCACTGTTGGTGTTATTAATTCAAATGCTTGCGTAGTAGCATTCCATTCAAAAATACCCCAAGTTGACACACTGGTATCTATCCAGTATGTTCCGTTGGCGGCAGCGCCAATTGGACGAGTTAAACTGGCTGTGAGTGCTGTTAAATCAACATCAGCACGTTGTACATAACAACGATTGCTAACACCAAGTGCAGAATAAGCGGCAAGTAAACCGTATTCGTTGAGTTCGTATCCGTTAATGGGGGTACCGGTTGTGGTGTTGTAGAAAAACGGTACACCAAATGTTTGTGCCAAATCGCGTTGGCTGGTAATCAAATAAGTTTTGTTTGCATTAGCGGCAAGAGTACCGGCTGCTACAGTGACTCCGTCACTGGATACTTTGTTTTGCGCTGTGGCAACCAAAAAGTAAGGTACTGTGTTAACAGCTGAAGGTACGTATTGACTCTGGTCAATTACTGTTACTTCTACGCCTGGTGATGTTAAAGCCATAATGGTTTCCTTTTCAAGTTGTAGATATTTATTGGCAAATGCCAAAAACAGCGGAGTTGGGCACCCTTTGGCAAAGGTCCACCATAAATACACCATGCAAAGACCCATTTGTCAGTCATGCCATCAACGCCCGTGTGCTATAAACTATCGCAAAGAAGATGTCACACACTATCGATCACGATGTGAAAACTGCACAAGAAAAGGGCGGGGACTTAGACCACGAGATCCACGTTGGAAATCTGCTGGTTACAAGAAAAAACCCGCATGTGACAAATGCGGGTTCAAAGCCAAACTGCTAACGCAATTATTGGTGTTTCATGTTGATGGGAATCTCAATAATTTGGAACAACGAAATTTAAAAACAGTTTGTCTTAACTGTGTTGAATTAATTAAAAAAACTGATGTTACGTGGCGACGGGGCGATCTTGAACCAGATTTTTAACTTGCTGGTATAAGTCGTCCAGGGTGCCGTTGTTGTCTAGTACCCGGTCAAACTCGGTACCAACCCAAGCAGATTCTGAGGCATGCACACCATGTTTTTCTAGTCGGCGCTGACTGAGTGCCCAGGTGCTATTGCCATTGGCGCCACGATTTACACTTAATGCGGCATCATACCATGCTGGTTCAGCACCTCGAGTGACTCTAATAACTCGACCACCTGCACTTTTAATAGCACGAATTTCGTTAGGGAATCGGCAGTCTGAGATTACAACGTCATCTTGGCTATGGCGTAATTTGTTTTCTAAACTGGCAATCCAGATGTCATCGTGGAATCCTGCCCTGCACACTTCGGTACCCCAGTACTGCAAGATCCAGCGTGGAGTTAGTGTAGGCATGTGCAGACGCTCTGCCCACCAAGGATCCACTTGTTCTCGCCATTCACGGGCTTGTTTTGTACGCCCTTCCAGCAGGGTTCTGTCCCAACCAAACACTTGACTCACAGCGTCCTTTAGTGTTGACGCAAAACTTTCTCTACGGAAGTGATGTAAATTAACAAGGTAGTCAGCAATAGTATCTTTACCTGACCCTATAAATCCGCAGATGCCAATGATCATACCAGTTCCTTTATGTTTAAATGTCTAAGTGTAGTTTGTAGTAGTTCTATCTGTCTGCGACAGTCTTCTAGCGCATGATGACTAGTGGGGGGTTTGGGAAGTTCGGGCCATAGTCCAAACACTGTACGACTATCTCGCACCGAGTAATACTGCCAAGGGATAGGTTTGTTATAACTTTTGTAGGCATGTTCTAGTATGTTCATGTCATAAGTTGGACCTTGGGCCCAGATACGTTTGGCATGCCATATCAGTCGTCCCAGCCCATCAAGGGCTTCGTCAAGTGGTATTCTGTCCTCTTCAGCAAAGGCTTCGGCTTGTGCTTCTTTTTGAGTGGCCCACCAGTCTATTGTACCTTGTTCAATTTTACGATCGGGTTGGCTTTCTAATGTAATTCTAGCATAGTAATGCTGGTTGAAGAAGCCGTGGCCCACTGGGTCAAATGCCTGTGCGGCTATAGTAAGGATAGTAGTATCAGGGCCTGTTGCCAAGCCCTCAAGATCAATCATTAGGTCCATTTAATGATTGTAACACAACTGCAATAGTTTGTCTAGAGTGTGTTAGCCAATTACCCAGGTAAGTGGCTGACTTGCATCCACATACATTTTGAGTTCTTCAATTTTGGCATCCATGATGGCTTGCCCTTCTGATTTCATTGCGGCGCCGTTTAGTTGGCCGCCACCTTGTGGGCCGGCAATGGTTGAAAACTTCTCACGTGCTTCACCAATGATCATTTTGCAGGCACCTACCATGTAGTCCCGAATCCATTGTTGGATTTGGTAGTCGCTCAGCAACTGAATTTCAGGTTTGGTTTGATACACCCAAAGTAGAACATTTTCACCAGTGCCTTTTGGATCACAAATCAACTGTAGTTTCTTTGTGACAGGATTCCAGGTGTAGTTCATGTATGCGCCAAACATACGTCCAGCAAGTTCAACATACTGGCTGTAGAAATCGTATGTGGCCAATCCACCTGCCACGTTAAAGTTCATAAGGTAAACGTTGATACTTGCCTGTGCAAATGGATCAAAGTTTGACGCAAACGGTCCGGTTGAGTCGCCAAAAGTTCTGCGGAATATTTGACGTACACTTTGCACTTCCTGGGGCAAGGTATAGATGTTTAAATCACGAATCAACTCCATGAAAATATATGCTTCTTCATAGGCATTTTGAGCACGTTGGCGATAGACGCCTAGTGTACGTTGATATGCCGCTTCGTAGTGTGCAGGGTCTAATTCAAGATCAATAATTTGATCACCCATGGTTAATTTGCAATACTCAATAAGGTTTTGCTTTAACTCAGGTAGTGTATTTTGTTCAGCCATTGGGAACTCCGTTCCCTATATTTATCGGGCCTGCGAGATCCAACCAATCAGTCGATCAGCAATTAGTTGGTGCCCAAGTTGGTTTGGATGTGCAAAATTAGGACGGATATAGATATTGTCGCCTACGTCCAGCAAGTGTTCTCCGTTGTGTTTGCTGGCACCAAACCAATCGGCCGCAGTTTCGTTGCCCTGTGCCCAAATTTTACTGGTGTCTACTCCGGGCAACCATGTGGGGTATCGCACCCAGCCAGAAAAATAATAGTCAACAAATCCTAAATTTGCACACCAGGCTTGTAGCGCACTCACAGTGGCGCTAGATCTCATGATTTCGTGTTCTCGACGGTGAAAATGCAAGTATACTTCTTTTAACTTGGCGTTTAAATCTGACCCCCATTCAAAAAATCGAGGAAAGTGTGCGGTTCTAGCAGGGTTTGTTAAGAAGAATATGGCAGTAACTTGATCGCCCGATTCATGTGATTCAGAGACATGCCGTTGCAGTTGATACTGCATGTCTTCGTTGCTGGCGCCTGCAGAACCGTAATTGTAAAACTTGTCGTATCCAAGTGTGTGTTGTATCAATTCACCATAGCGTTGGTCACCAAAGTTTAATTCAGCACCTTCGGGCCAACTATCACCTAGTGTTAAAAGAACTTGTTGCATTTTTGGATTTGTTTAATGAATGTATCTGAATATTTTTTTCTTCTTTGTCCGGACAAAATTTACATTGCGGAATCACTTCATCAATTTCATCGATAAATTGTTGGCCACGTTGATCAAACTCATCTACAGTTAACGGTTTATAACTGTTTAATAATTCTCGGTCCTCATCGGAGATGTTCAAATGATGTTGTTGATCAAACTCTGGGAACAGGGCCACTGGGCCACATTTGTACAACTTGGCACGAATAAAATGATAACATTGAAACTGAACAAATCCGCACATGTTGTGCGCTAGTACTGGATCACTTTGATGTAAAGAGAATTGGTTCAAGTTATTTTTTTGAATTGCCGACTGGTAAAAGTCATCTTGTAGATATAAGTTTACCTGTATATTGTTTGAATCCACAAATGCATAATTTGCACCCCAGGTAAAACTATGTGAATCTTTTTTACCATCAAAAAACTTTAACTTTCCTGGTAAGAATTTTTTTACTTCATCAAAATGACGATCTAAATCGTTTGCATTGTGTACACTGATTCCAATCCAATTTTTTCCATCTTTAACAGGTTGATAACCGGCTATTGCATCATACAAACCTGGCACCTGATTGAGTCTTGTGCCGTTGGTAAGAATTTGCACACGCTTGTTCCAGAGACGATTTAGTCCTGTTACCCAATCGCATATGGACGGATTCAGCAGTGGCTCACCTCCCAGTATGGTCACTCGTTGTAGTCTTATTTTTTTGGACCATTCGGTGTACTGTGCTTCATAGTCACTCCAGCGTTGCCAACCTGCAAAGTCATGATCATTAAATCTATTACACTGAGGACAGGCCAAGTTACAAACATTGGTTATATAAAATTCAATGTTTGGTATATATGTTCTTGGATCGTCAGGATGTTCATCTGGAAAATGTGGGGGATATCTCATCGCCTATTTACCAGGCTTTGAGTACTATCAAGTTCTCAGTGCCCCGGGCATTCCAAGGTGTTTCTGTAGTAGTTAGATCCTTATAAATTTTTCTAGCGGCCGGTTTGCCTGCGGCTTGTATAGCCCGGACAACGTCTGCTGGCTTACGCACAGTTTTTTGTAGCGTTTCCACGGTACTGTATCCAATTATGCTGTTGTTTTTTATGGTAAACGCCTGTGTGTGGCTATCTGCCACAACATGAATCAGTTTGCGTTTCTTGGTATCATACAACCATGCTTCGGCCTTGTCTACTAGACTTGCGGCCGCCAAGCCTTTGAGTTTTAACTCTGCAAACTCTAAAATGTGCTTGAACTTTGCGGCACGTTTCTCTGGAGGCACCGCTCGGACCTTGCGTGGTTTGCGTTCAACTTTCTTGATCTGTACATAAGCACCACAGTCGTTGATCACTGCTTCGCAAAACTTCACACAATTACGCAATTGAATTTTGGTTAGATAAGAGTATGCTTCTACCAGGAGTGGATCACGACCTTCTACGGCTTCTTCAAATTCTGCCAGTTTGCGTTTCCAACGATTTGAAATTTCGCTGATCATCTGCGGTGCCACATTCATACCACGAATCATCATGATGGGCTTGTAGTCTGCTGACATTTTTGCACCAGCAACCATAAATTCGTCAAACATGCCATCAAGTTCAGCCGCACACTCTCCAACTTTTTCTCTCAAACGATCTTGAATGTTAGGCTTAGCAGGGCCTTCTACTACAAGTTCGTCCTCTACTTCGGCATTTTGTTTGCTGGTTAAAATTTCTCGTAACAAATTGTCCAATTTGATTTCTTCATGCTCATCTAACTGTAGCCCTACCATTTTCATGCGACACAACCACCCTGTTGTCAACCGTATCGCTGAATCTGGTATGCGTTTTAAGGTACGTACATCTGCCTTGCGGTCTTGTGACTCCAGATAGTTCACAATCATCTCACGGGCATCTTTTTTGCCGTAGAAGTAGTTGTACCAGGAAAATGCTTTACTCAGGGCACTGATGCGATTTTCTGTGGGTTGAGCACGCCATGCAGGCTCGCCGCCCATGACATTGGTATCTGAACTGCGAGGATTTAAGAGTTTGACCGGTTTCACAAGGACTCCTTAAAGATTATGTGTAATTATAGCACTTTGAGATTTATTGGTCAACCTCCCATAAATACAAGTTATGCCACGCCTAAGTTTATACCGCCCAAATCGAACTCGCGATTACCAATTCCTGGACCGCACCATCTCCGAAATGTACACCGTTGGGGGAATGGACATTTTCTTGCACCGATACATGGGGCCGCAAACAGGCGGTGAAGATTCAGCATTTTCCGGCAATGGCGATGCTACCCAACCCATCTACGACACCCTAGATCCACTAAACATTCAAGATTTGCTGTTGCTAGAAAACCGTGACAGAATTTACGATCCGGATGTGTACTGCATGCGTGGTGTGTACAATCACCAGGACATTGACTTTGACCTAACACAATTTGGCCTGTTCCTAAACAACGATACTTTGTTTATCACCTTTCACTTCAATGACATGATTGATAGTCTGGGGCGCAAGATCATGAACGGTGATGTGCTAGAAGTGCCCAACCTAAAAGATTACTATCCATTAAACCAATCAATTCCACAACCCTTGCCCAGATACTATGTGGTGCAAGATGCTGACTATGCCACAGAAGGCATGAGTCAAACCTGGTTGCCACACACCTGGCGTGTAAAGGCAACGCCAATGACCAACAACCAAGAGTTCAAGGACATACTCAAGAAACCTGTGGTGTCAGAGAACATCTGGGACAACGGCAACTTCTATCCCACAGGTTGGATCACAAACTACGGCGATGTTTATTATCAAGCCAAGCAGAATGTGCCTGCTGGCACAGATATCACGAACACTGACTACTGGCAAGTGTATACTCCGCTCACCCAAAGCGAAGTGTTTAGCACTCGTCCCAAAGACAATCAAATCAACGATGCCATACTTGCACAAGCAGATGTGGAGGTGCCAGCATCTGGATACGATGTCAAACCTCTTTACGTTGTGGCCACTCTGGACAACGGACAGCCAGCCAATCCTACTAGCCTGACCACAATCAATGGTGACACCGTAGACGGCACACAAGGTGGTATGAATGTGACACCAAAAGCAGATGGCTACACTGTAGGGTACTTGACCGGCGATGGTGTACCACCAAACGGATTGCCAGTCACAAGTGGAGTACAGTTCCCACTGGGTGCTGTGGCCGGGGACTACTGCTTGCGAGTGGATTACTTCCCTAATAGACTGTTCCGGTACGATAGCAAGCGATGGGTCAAAATTGAAGACAAAGTCCGAACCAATCTCAACAACGGGCCTGCCAATGATACTTTACGGTCAGGCTTTGTCAACAATACATACACTACGTCCACAACAGATCTTGGTAATATTCCACAACGTCAGAGTCTCAGCCAGATACTGAGACCACGTGCCGACAATGGAGACCAGAAAGGTTTCTTGGATCCTAACACGCCACCTGATACACAACCGGGCCAGAAATCGAGTTAATCATGAGTCAAATGTTCTTTTACGATGCGCAAATACGCAGATTTTTATTGCAGTTCACACGAATCGTTAGTAACTTTCAAATTGAATATGGCAACGAAACAGATGGTGTGAACAATGCTGCCTTGATTCGTGTGCCGGTTCGATATGGTGATGCTAGTCGCAATGCACAAGTCATCATTCAAGAGAATAGTCGTAACTCAATGCCAGCCTCGCCACTTATGACTTTTTATGTGTCGAGTCTAGATTATGATCGTCCTAGAATGCAAGAACCATATCACGTGAGCAAACTCAATGTACGTCAACGCACTTATGATACTGAAACTGACTCATTTGAAACAACACAAGGCAATGCATTCACAGTAGAACGTCTAATGCCTGTGCCATACAAACTAGGCATTACATTGGATATTTGGACCAGCAACACCAATCAAAAAATGCAGTTGTTGGAACAGATACTAACATTGTTTAATCCCAGTCTAGAAGTGCAGAGTACAGACAATTTTATTGACTGGACCAGTTTGAGTGTGGTTGATTTAGAGTCAGTAACATGGACTTCAAGAACTGTGCCAATTGGTACAGAGAATCCCATCGACATGGCCACTATCAAATTTAGTTTACCAATTTGGATTAGTTCACCGGCCAAGGTCAAAAAACTGGGCGTGGTAGAACGTGTGATCATGAGCATGTATGATGCTCAAGGCGATCTGAGTAATGCGGTCACAGACAATGACTTGTTGTTGGGCACTAGAGTTATAGTTACTCCTTGGAACTATGAAATTGTGGTAATTGGCAATCAAATACAATGTTTACAAGGGCGCACTATTGTACCCAATGGCGCCAACCAAGATTTAACTCCCACAAGTATTGTGGCAGGCAGTAGTCTGTTGTGGCCGGCTGTGATCAGCGCCTACGGTGTGCTACGTCCGGGCATTAGTCAAATACGCTTAGATCAAGAAGATGGCACCACAATTGTGGGCACTATTGTGATCAACCCCAATGATGATCGATTGTTGATTTACGATATTGACCAAGACACAGCACCACAAAATACTCTAGCACCTATCACTGCCATCATTGATCCACTAATCTCAGGGCCCAATTATGGTTTACCTGCACCTGTTACTGGTGTACGATATTTGTTAACTGAACCTACTGGTAGCAATAGCGTTCCAACAACTGTTACCGCTGGTAATTTTGTATTGCAAAAACGCTACACAATATCGTATGTGGGCACTACTGATTTTATTGCTATCGGTGCAACCAGCAACAATGTGGGAGTTGTTTTTTATGCGACTGGTGTAGGATCTGGCACTGGGGAGGCCACATACGCCGGACCAAACTTGTACCCTGCCGAAGCATGGCTTGGATCTGCAGGACAACCACTAGTGGCATCAGCAAATGATATTATCGAGTGGACTGGTACTTACTGGCGGATAGTTTTTAATAGTGTGGCACAAGCAGACACTGTGCAATATGTCACAAACATCACAACAGATGTTCAATATGAGTGGACTGGCACAGAGTGGGTTAAAAGTTATCAAGGTGTTTACGTTGGAGGCACATGGAGTCTAGTGCTTTGAAGGCAGTGGGTGTGTGGTTCCGTAGCCGGGACACAGGACGCTATCTTTATCTGTTGCGTAATGACTCCAAACATCCAGGTGCCTGGGGCCTGCCAGGCGGCAAGATTGAAACTGGCGAAACGTTGTTGGGTGGTATGGAACGTGAATGCATTGAGGAACTGGGGTTCTTTCCCACTTACTTGCGCCTGATACCACTGGAAAAATTTACATCAGCCGATTTGGCTTTTGAATATCACACCTGGGTTTGTATTGTAGACGCAGAGTTTACACCTAGACTCAATTACGAACACATGGGATATGCCTGGATTGATGCTGGCACCTGGCCCAAGCCCATGCATCCTGGGTTATGGAATACTATGAATATTGATGCTGTTCAGCAAAAGATACAGCAAGTGGAACAGACTTTATAGTCTACCAACCACAATCTCAATAGTACCTGATACACCGTCAAAATTTTCCAGTGCTTTGCCGATCACTGTGCCCATGGCAGGTGCGGCACTGGCTTGTGCTACTCCATTGCCGGCTGTGACCATCATGTCACCTTTGCGCACTGTGCCTGTAACCGAAGTTGGCACACGACCTGTCAGGGCCACTGCCACCTTGTGTTCACTTTCAAGTACACTGTTCATCAAGTGAGCGGGATTAGTAGAGACTACACCGGCCACTCGCGGATCAGCCAACACAGTTGATACAGTAACTTCATTGTTGCCTCCAAACACCAACACAGTACCTGGCTCATACTTGGCATCTGCTGAATAAAGTTCAGCCAAGTCAGCGTATTGTGCTGTGGTCGCTTTGCCAAACACAGTGTTGAAATAAACAGTTGCACTACCGATATTACCAACACCGTTTGCATTGTTATTGACAATGTTACCACCACTGATGTTCCCAGTTGACACCGTCAAACTTGAACCTGTGATAGCCGCGCCTGTGATAGCACCAGTAACCGATACCACTGCGCCCAGGTGACTTGTGCCAGTTACAGTTCCGCCCGCTGATATCAATCCAGCAGTTAATACGTTACCACCGGTTACATTACCACTTGCACTAAATACACCATTATTTTGTGTAATGCCAGTACCGGTTGGGGTCAAAACAATGTTTGCATTGGCGGCCGTACTGGTGATCAAATGATCACCAGTGTCGTAAAAACCTCCAGTAACTATAATATTGGCAGCAAAGATATTACCACCTGCTGACATTATACCGGCAGTCAACAAGTTACCACCTGTTACGTTGGCTGTTACTGATACTACGGCACCCAGGTGGCTTGTGCCAGTGATTGTGCCAGTTGAACTGATCAGGCCACCTGTTAATACATTACCACCTGTTATGTTGGCAGCACTGGTGATTGTTGATGTAGCACTTATTAATCCACCTGTTAATACGTTACCACCAGTAATGTTACCAGTGACACTGCTTAAACCAGTTGTGTAGATACCAGTTGTGGCCACAACAAATACGTTGGCAGTACCACCAATTGTGATATTGGCATTGCCACCCGAAGTACCAATGTTGGCTTCACTTGTGCCGTTGAATATTTTGCTGGCACTGAGTCCAGTTAAGGCCGCGCCGTTACCAATAAAATACGGAGCAGTTACGTTGGCGGCTGCGGATATTAATCCACCTGTTAACAAGTTACCACCAGTTACGTTACCACTCACGCTGTTTATACCAGTTATGTAGGCCCCAGTAGTAGCAAATACAGCCACGTTTGACGTACCACCAACTGTGATGTTGGCGTTGCCATTGGCCGTCTGAATGTCAATCAGTGTGGTTCCATTTTGGATTCGATCGCCCAGGATGTTGCCACTTAGCGTGGCGTTACCAGTCACAGTCAAGTCACCTGTAATACTCAAACCAGCATTGTACCATACACCAACGTTGGCTGTGCCAGCCACTGTGTGTGTGATATTGCCACCAGACCCATTGACTTTGACGTTTGATGTTCCGTTTATAATTTGGGTAGCATCTACACCTGTCAGTTGTGAGCCGTTACCAATGAAGTAGGAGCCTGCGATATTACCTGTGGCACTTACAATACCACCTGTGAGCAAGTTTCCACCAGTTACATTACCTGTGGAACTGAGCAAAGTAGGAGCAAAACTGCCAGCAGTGAGACTGTTGGTAACAATAAGATTGCCGCCGTAAATATTACCTGTTGCTGATATACCTGTTGTGCCGTCTAGTGTTAATGCCATAAAAATTATCCTTGCGTATATTTATGGTGCGTAAACATATAAGGTGGAACTAGTGGGCACAAAGATATTGTACCCTGCTCCTATGCTTACAGGACCCAATAACATGGCATTTACTGAGTCTGCTACAACTACGTTAGCATTTAGCGTTTTAGGGCCTGCAAAAGCGCCGTTTAACAAGAAAC